GGTCACAGCGCCGCCGGTCTAGTCACAGCACGACGAGACCGGCGGCGCAGGTGTCACGGTAGGTGTCACGGGCTCGGCGGGCCCGCCCCGAATCCTCTTACGCGTGCGTCACGAGATAGACCAGCACGAGCCCGGCGCCGATCAGCCCGGCGAGCGTCAGCAGCACGAGCGCGGTCACGAGGTCGAGATCGTGCCGCCCCTTTCGCACCGCTGCAGTGTCGCTCAGCCGGTCGACGGCGGCGGGTCGGGCTGCTCGACCTCGGGCGGCATCGGCGGCGGCTCAGCGGCAGCTGCGCCCGCCCTGAAACCGACGTAGCTGCCGAGCACCCCAATCATGCCGCCGAACGCCGTCGTGAGCAGCTGCGTCGCGTTATCGCTCAGACCAGGGCCCTCGGAAAAAATCGCGTCGTACAGCACGCCCGCGGTCACGAGACCGATCGCGAGCACGAGACCGACCGCGAGCACGAGCACGACGCGATCGCGCCCTCGGTCGGTCACTTGCGGACGAACCCGACGATGAATCGCACGAGCGCGATACCCGCGAGCACGCCGATCTCCCAGTCGAGAATTGTTGCCTGTACGTGCGTCACGCGATCACCCCCTCACTGCCGCGTGTTCAGCGTGTACGCCTCGCCGCGCGTGCTGTGCAGCGTGTACCCCTTGCCGCCGTCGACGGCAGCGGTCAGCGCGAGGAACCGCCGTTTCGGGTCGTTGCGCACGCTCGCGGGCAGCGTGAAATAGCTGCCGTAGAACGGGCCGCGGATTGTCTGCACGCCGCCGTCGTACTGCAGCCGCCAGGCGCCCTCGGCGTTTGCGAACGCAGCGACGAAATCCTTATCGGCGGGCATATCGTCACCCCCTCCAGTCGGCGGCGCCGTGCCGCCGGCGGTACACGCGGCGACGACCTCGGGCCACCGCGCCATTGTGTGATTGCCAGGGCATACCGTCGACGAGCCCGGCGAATTCGTATGCGCGCGCACGGTCGGCGCGTTCACGACGTACCCGCGCGAGCGCGCGTCGGCGCACGCCGCACGAATCGACCCGAGGTCGGCGTCGGTCACCGCGTAGTCGACGCGATTTCCGGTCAGCACGAGGTCGAGACTGCGCCCGTTAAAATTGAGCGTCGCGTACGACGACCAAACGTCACGGAATCGCTGCCACGCGCCCGACCCGAAACCGTACGTGTAGCCGCCGTGCGCGCAGCGTCCGATATTCGCGGGTGCCGCGGGTGCGCCTGCGCCCTCGTGATGCACGGTCACGAGCGAGACCGGCGCGGGCATTACTCGCTCTCGTGATCTGCGCCGGGCTCCTCGGTCGGCTCGGGCGGCGCCTCGGGCTCGACCTCGGGCTCGACCTCGGGCTCGTCGCGCTCGACGTCAGGTTCGGTAGGAGTCATGGGTTCTCGCCTTTCGTTATGACGGGGCCACGCCCGACGCGGGCCCCATATCGGTTACGACTAACCCGGTACCGGCGTGCGGCGCGATCGCGGTCACGTTCGTTCCGATCGCGCCCTGCCGATTGACCGCGAGCGCGAACGCGTTCGCGCCCGCGACCGACGTCGCGATCGCCGTACACGTACACGTCGCCCGCCCAGCGGTGCCGACCGCGACGCAATACCAGACGCCCTGAAAATTCGGGATCGCGGCCCCGTTCAGCAGCACCGCGACGCCGCCCATCTGTCCGATCGCGTCGCCGTTCAGATACGCAGTCGCGTCGACGCGGATACGACGTCCCGCGGGCAGCGTCACGGTCACGGCCGCGCCCGGTACCGCGACCCATCCCGAGCCGCCCGCGGTCGCGTTCGCGTTTCCTGCCGCGGTGCCCAGCTCGCCGGCGCCGCTGCCCCAGGGTTTCCGCCATGCTGCGCCGGTCCACTGCCACAGCGTGCCCGTATCGGTCGTTACGCATAGCTGCCCCGCGATCGGCGCCGCGATCGCGGCGTCGCGCGCGGCAGTCGTCGGAAACGTCGCGACGACCTGATTCTGTAGATACGACTGGAAATCGGCAGCGAGCACCTCCTCGCCGACAACCCAAGTTTTAAACGGCATCGCGCGCCCCCTAACCGAGTACGAACCCTGCGTCGAGCCGATCGTGCGCGTGCGGGCCCAGCGTGAAAATCATTCCGCTGTACGCCAGCGCCTCGGCGTCGACGGTCTGCCAGGTGATCTCAAACGCCGACCGCGTGATCGCGTAGTGGAAACCGACGACGCGCACGAGCGCGTCGATCGGCGCGTCGGCGGGTCGATCCGCCGGCGCCCACAGCACGCGCACGAGGTCGGTCACGAACGCGACCGCGAGCACCTGCGGCCACAGCTCCCAGCTACGCGGGTCGATACCAGGTCGGAACGTCACGTCGGCGAGCGCGACTTGCGGCATGGCGTACAGCTGCAGCAGGTCGAGACCCCACGCGGCAGCCTGCGCGTCGGTCTCGACGCCGAGGTTCGTTCGGTCGTAGTCGTAGCGGCCATACCGTGAAATGCTCGCCTCGGAAACCTCGACCGCTACGACGTCGCTGCCGTCGCGCCCCGCGAAAATTCGGTTGCGTATCTGCGTATCGATCGCGCTCGGCGACGCGTCGAGTAGCACGTCGTGCAGCCCCTCGCCGCAGCCGAGCGCGAGCACGGGCTCGCCGAGCGTGAACCATGCGTGCCGACCGATCCAGCGCACGACGCCCTCGGCGTCGACGTATACGAAACCGAGTTCGTCGTCGAGCGTCGACTGCAGCAGCTCCCAGCCGTCAGCGTCGAGCGCGGTCGCCGCGTGCGTCACGACGCCGGCGCCGGGCACGACGCCGCCCAACCATTCGGCCCAGTCGAGGATTCGCTGCACGCGCTGCTCGGTCGTATCGCCCGCGCCGACCGGCGGGTCGGTCTCGGGCTGCTTCGATTTCACGAGCCGTTTCGCTGCGCCGCTCGCCGTCAGTACCGCGACGCGCTCGCGCGGGTGCGGCGTCCAATCCTCGCCCCAGCTGTCCGCCGTGCCCGTGAACAGCCATTCGCGCGTGATCGCGCCGGTATCGGCGTCGACGACCTCGGCGAAAACGTCGACGGGTACGGCGGGCCGAATGCGCGACCGACCGCCGAGCACGTACGGGCCCTCCTGATTTAGCGGGTCGTACTTTCGCTGCGGGTCGCTCAGGTTCACGACGAGCGTCGCGACGTCGGGTTTGGTCAGCACGCCCTCGCTCGACGACGCGCCGCCCTGCACGTCGAGGTCGAGCACGTCGCACGAGAGATCGACGAACAGCTCGTCGGTCGTCGTTGCACGCTCGCCCGCGCTCAGCAGCTCGATCGCAGGTGCGCCGGCGAGCGTATTTCCGTCGTCGAGCCGGTCGAATTCGTGCGGGCCGAGCGTGAATCGGTTACCGGCGTCGATCGCAGCGCGAACCCATAGCCGCAGGTATCCGCCCCAGCTCGGCGACGACGCGCCGCCCGCCGTGCCGCTCGGCCACGGCATCGAGGGATTCCACGGGCCCAGCGCGACCATTACGACGCCGCCCTGATCGGTACGTCGACCGAGCCGTTCCGATTCGCGTAGCCGCGCAGCGCCTGCACGACGGCGCGCTGAATCTGCGGCGCGTCGGCGCCGAGCCCCGTCGTCGTGACATTCACTGTGATGTTCGTGACCGAGCCCGCGCCGCCGACGCCGCTAAATGTCTCGCCCTCGTGCACGAGCGCGAGCCCGGTGCGCGTCACGAGCCCGCCGGTCGCGAGCGTCGGCAGGTTGGGCAAATCCCACGGGCCCGCGCCGATGCTTTTACCGAACGGCAGGTCGATATGAATGCCCGGTATCTGCAGCGCGTTCCACGCGCGGATGATGCCGTTTATCGGCGCCTTGATCGCCTCGACGATCGTATGACCGACCGACGACGCGAACGAGAGAATCGAATTGATCGCGCCGCGCACGCGCTCGATCACGCCCGAGATCACGCCCCACGCGGCAGTGAACGGCGCGATCAGAATGCCGAGCAGACCCGACCAGATCGAGCGAATGAAATGGAACACCGCCGCGATCGCCGATTTGATTGTGTCCCAATTCCGCACGATCAGCGCGACCGCTATGCCGATCGGCCCCGTGAGTATCGCGAGCAGCAGCGGCCAATTCGCCTTGATCCAATTGAACGCAGTGCGGATCGCGCCGAGGATTGCATTCCACGCGCGGACCATGAACGACCAGACCGCCGCCGCTGCCGCCTTGATTGTGTCCCAATTCCGCACGATCAGAATGCCGATCGCGATGAGCGCGGCTATCGCCGCGATCACGAGCAGCACGGGCCACAGCGCCGCGGCCATGCTCACGCCGAACAGCGTCGCTGCCACGCTCGCGATATTCCACGCGACCGCGAGCACGCCGAGCACGATCGCCAGCGGCATGATCCAGCCGATGTTCTGCTCGATGAATTTCGCGACGGTCTCCAGTATCGGCGCGAGTTTTTCGAGCACGGGCAGCAGCGCGTTTCCGATCGCCTCTTGCGTATTGCCCCACGCGACGTTCATTTTGTCGGTCGACGTCGCGGTCGCTGCCGCCGTGCCGCCGACCTGCTTCTCGACCGCGCCGAGAATAATTTTCTGCGCCTGCAGACCTTTCCCATGCTCGGCGAGCACCTTTACCTGCTTTTGCTGTGCGTCGGTCAGCGTCACGCCGACGCGCCGCAGCGCGGCCATTCCCTTGATCGGATCTTGCAACGCCTTACCGAGCAGCACCGCGTTCGATTCGATCGACCCGAATCCTGCGGCGGCGAGGTCGGCGCCGGCGGCGGTCGCACGATTGAAAATCCCAGCCGAGCGCGCCGCCTCGTTGTTGACGTTCGAGAACGTCGCGAGCAGCGTCTGCCCGTTCATTATCGCCTCGTCGTCGACGCCGATTTTTTGCGACAGCGCGCCCGCGTAGTCCATCGCGGCTTGCGCGGCGCCGCCGGTCGCGTCGCCCATGCTCTTGAATACCTGCGTCAGCTTCGCGTGCGATCGGTTCGCGTCCATCGCGGCGGTCACGGTCGCCTTACCGAATTCGAGCACCTTTGTCACTGCGAATCCGGTAGCGACTCCTCGCGCGACGGCGCCCAATTTCGAGCCCGTCGTTTGCGCAGCGTCGCCCGTTTTTTTCAGCCCGGCGGCAGCTTTCGCGGCGTCGGCGATTATGTCGATTTTGAGAATCGCGGGCGCGCCTGCCATACCGCTACCGCCGTCGCAGGTCGATCTCGTGCAGCAGCTGCACCGCGGTCACGAGCGCGCGCGGATTCTCGATCCAGTCGTCGACCGAGGTGCCGCCGCAGCGAATCGCGATCACGACGGCGCCGTAACCGATGCTGCCGAACGGGTAGGGTCCAGCGCCGGCGGCTCGCCCTCGATCACCTCGGGCATGCCGTCGAGCACGTCGAGAAACGCGTCGTAGTCGCGCGGGACGTCGACGCCGTTGCGCACGAGCGCGAGGTGCACGACCTGAAAGGTGATCGCGCCGACCTCGACGCCCGCGGCAGGGTCCATTTTCACTTGCGCCCAGTCGCGCGCGTTCGTTTGCACCTCGATCGGGTCGTCGACGCCGACGAGCAGCACCGCGAATTTTTGCCAGCGGTCAGGCATTAGATACCCCTCACTTTCGCGAGCGCAGCCTCGACCGCGCGTCGGTACTGCTCGGTCCAGCTCGGTTCGGTCGCCTGCGCCGCGATCGCGGCGAATGGCTGCGCGACGATGTTGCGCGCGGGCCAGCCCCAGTGAATCGGGCCCGCGTAGGGCACCTTGCTCGTGCCGACGTTCACCCGCGCCCGCCGCGCCTGCCGCGCTGATCTGATCGTGCCCGCGAGCGCGCCGCTGCGACGAGGAACGCGCACCTGCGCGTCGCGCACGACGATCTCGCCCGCCGCCTTGTGCGCCTCTTTCAGATCGGAGATTTCCGCGCTCGCCTTATCGAGCGACCGAACCAGATTGTTCAGCCCCTCGACGCGCACGGTCACGTCGCGCGCGGCCACGGTCTACGCGCTCGCGCCTGCCGTCGCCGGCGCCGATGCTGCCGTCGTTACCGGCGGCGTGCGAACGAGACTGTCGGTCAGCGACCATTCGAAATCGCTCGTGATCCGCGTGTTCACGTCGCCGCCGTAGGTCTCGGCGGGCACCTCGATTCGCAGCGAGCCGGTCAGCGTCGGGCCCGCTGTGTTCGGCGTGTACGTGAACGTCACGACCTCCAGATCGTGGTCGTAGCAATACTCGACGATCGAGTCGCCCGCGGCGGCGGTCCAATCTTGAATGATTGTCCCTGCGAGCGACCGACCCGACAGCTTGCGCCCCGCGGGTATCTGATCGCCGCACAGCGTTTCTACCGCGTCGCCGTCGTCGTCGTAGCTGGAATTGATCCGCGCGTTCGTCACCTGGCACGAGAAATCGATCTCGTTCGGCGTCGTGCCGAGCGACAGCACGCCATCCTTAAGCCGCGATTCGGTAATGGTCACTGCGAAACCCCCTCGTCGAATTGGATTCGGTACGCGGGCAGCGCGGGCGCGTCGCTCGCGAGTACGTACGACTGCAGCGTCACGCGCTCGACCGGCAGCACCTCGGCCACCGCGTCGACGAGCGCGTCGAGCGCCTTATGCGCGTCGGCGTTACCGACGCCGGGCACGAGCGCCCAGCACGACCAGCTCGCCGTATACCCGCACGCGAGATCGTAAACGCGGTCGGGCGGCGTCACGAGAACGCACGGCGGCGTCGCGCTGCGCGGGTCGGCGGTCGCGGTCACGCCAGCGCCGGTCAATTTCTCGACGATCGCGAGCGCGGCGTCGTAGCTGCTCACGCGATCACGCTCGTTTGGTACTCGCCCAGCTGCAGCAGCGACCGAAATTCAGGGTCGAGCCGCGGCAGCAGCGATACGCCGAGGTCGGCGAACGCGGCGACGCCCTGCACGCTGCCGCGCCGACCGTACAGTCGCGCCGCCTGCACGAGCGCCGCCTGCTCGGCGCGCGCGGGCCATTCGTCGAGCGGCGCGCCCGCCTCGTCGATCGTGAGATCGCGCCGGTAGGTCGCGACGAGATCGTTCGCAGCCGCGACCGCCGAGCCCATAGCCGCCTCGTCGACCGTCGACGCCGGGTCTAGGCCGAGGTACGTGCGCAGGGTCTCGACGGTCGCGGGCACGATTACTTACCCGCCGCCGGCGCCGACGCGGCACGCGTGCCGACTGTGCATTCCGCCGCCGCCTGCGGCTCGACGACCGCGACGTACGCGCGGATCTCGGCCAGCAGCAGCAGAATGTTCTTGATGAAATTGTCGGCGTGCGAATCGCTCAGGTACACGTCGGTCGTACCGCGATCGAACACGGTCACAGCCGACGAGAAATCGCCGACGTACGCCGTGCCCGCTGCGAGGTCGTTTACCGCGACGACGCGCAGACCCCATAGCCCGCCGTTCACTGCGGGCCCGCCGAGCGTGCCGCCCATAATGCCGAGGTCGATATCGGCGGCGTCCATCGGATTCAGCAGCACCGCGTTCGGCGTGTAGCCGTTCGCCTGCACGGTCGCGAGCCCGACGCGGATCGCGCCCAGCAGCGTGCCGCCCGCAGCCGCCGACGTACCCGCGGGCGGGATCGCAGCCGCGACGAGCGCGTCGGCGATTCCCTCCTCGATCGAGCGCATGATGCCCTGCCGCAGTCGGCCCTCGACGATCGAGCGGATTTGCGGGATATCTTCCAGCGCCTGCCGCGTGATCTCTTTCCAGTGCGCATAGGTATCGAGCGCGACGTTCGTCGGCGTCGCCGTCATTGTCGCCTCGGGTTTCGCCGTACCCTCGGGTACTTTCGGCGCCGCAGTCTGCGGATTCGGAGCCCACTGCACGAACGAGACATTGTTCGCGCTCGTCGTAACGTGCCCGCAGACCGAGATCAGCGGCGACGCAAACGACGGCGCGGGCGGCGTCCATAGCATCGGCTGCCCTGGCACGCTGCCCGTCGTAATCGGCGCGCGGGTTTCGAGCCCGGCAGCGTCGCGGGTCTCGATTCCGCCGGGCAGCTGCACGCGCCCCGACGTGCCCGCGCCGGGGTAGTTGCGGAACGCGTCACTCTCGACGAACGCGTCGCCCCACCCGCGCGGCATTTCGGCCTGCCGCTGCTCGCGTCGCCGCGACTGCGGCGGCTCGCCGGCGGACTCGGCGTCGTCGACGAGCGAATCGCGCAGCCGCGCATACGCCCGCTGCGATTCCGCCTGCGCGTTGTATTCGGTCAGCTGCGAGTCGATCTCGGCGCAGCGGGTTTGCCACGCGGTCAGCGACGCGCGCTCGGTATCGGTCAGGTCTCGTTCCTCGGTCGCCGCGTGCTCGGCGAGATCGGTCGCCGATTGCGTCAGCGAATCGCGCTCGTCGGTCAGCCGCCGTAGATAGGTCAGCATGATTCACCTGCTTTCGCGAGGTCGTCGCGACGCGTGCGTCGCGTCGGTCGTTTCTCTCGCAGGTGCCGCAGGTTCGAGGTGCCGAGCGGCGGGCCGCGCTAGCGCGGGTGCCGAGTCGGCGTCGCGGGCTGTGACGAGCCGCGTGCTATGTCAGCGCCGACGATACGCCAGCGGCGGGATCGGGTCGAGGTTCACGTCGG